CCTGCCGGCGCTCGTGGCGCTGGCGTCGGCGTTCCTCGCGCGCCTGCTTCCCATACCAGCCTGGCGGGCGCTTGATCCGCGGTTTCTTTCCCTCCCCCGACAACTCAGCTCCTCCGCTTCCCGTGGACCTTCTCGGCCAACTGCTCGGCCTGCTTTCGATCAGCCCATCCGGGTAGCCAGCCGGGCCTGAGCAGGATGATCCCGTGATTGTGGAAGGCCTCGCGAGCGAGCTTGCGGGCATGCTCGTCATGCTCTTCTCCCCAGAGGTGGGCGAAGCGCGCCAGGCTACTCGGCATCGGCGATCGCCAGTGGCCGGTTAGCCAATTCCAACAGCACATCGGCGTGACACGGCTCACCTGGCGCGCACCAACAGGCTAGGTTCTTGCCGCGCAGCCGCGCGATATCGCTCATGACGGGTGCCTGGAGCCGCCTGAACAGTTCGACAGCCTCTGCGGCGTCCCGCACCTTGCCGAATCCCTTGTTGCGCCAGACAGGTCCGCCCGCCCGATGCCAATTGCCCCAGCGGGTCGTGCGATCGACCTTCACGGTGTTGGGCGGCATCCGCCAGCCCTTCTTGCGGCTGAGTTGAACGCGCACCGGCATCAGCGGTCGCTCACAATCTCGAACTGGATGGTGAGGCTGTCGGTCTCGAGGATCCGGCAGGCCATGGCGGTGATGGTCGGCTTGAAGTTGCGCTCGACCCAATCAGCCATGAAAGCGCTCGGGCAGATAACGTTGACGTACCAGTCGGTGAGGTGCCCGGGGTGGATGCCGATTACGGTCGGCCTCAGCCAGCCGTCATAGGTCTGGGCGCCGAGATCCTTGCGCAGATGATCCCGCAATTTGGCGACGCATTCGTCTTCGGAGCTGCGCAGCCGTTCGAGGTCGGCGAGCGCTTCGTCGTCAGCAAGCTTCACGGTGCCGGAGAAGAACTTGATGCCGTTCCGTGCCATCGCCAGCACCCGGACACCCTCGGCCGTCAGCCACTTCACCCAGGCAGCTCGCCAGTTGCGCTTGCTCGCCCGCCGGCCGTTCTCCGCCGTCCAGTAGCCAGCGAAGCCCGCAGCGACGAACTCGTAGGCGCCCTTCGGCCATTGGGCGACGACGGCCTGCACGGTCTGCGGCAGCGTGTCGATCGGCGGCGGGCTCCAGTCCTCGGGAAGCCGTGTCCCGCGCCTTGCCCTCGGCTCTTCGACCTCCTGCTGATCATCAACCGGCGGTTCGCCACCCTTGGGGGGCGACACTGCTGGAGATTTATCTTCAGCAGTGGGGGGGAAAGGTAATTCGTCAGGAGTCCTTGGGGTGACAACAGTGTCGTGGGGCCCGGTGGCGCTGGCGTCACCCAGGGATGGCAATTTGGCACCCCCCGGCATTTTGCCACCCCCTTTGAGTGGCGTAGGAGCGGGACGATGGGAAAGCCTCGGTGGGACATACCCAATGAAGGTGTAGCAGTTGGATGATTGAGATCCGTCGGCCCGTAGCCGCACTCCCCAATCGATCAGCTGCATTGCTTTAAGCTCTTTCAGGCGTCGCTGAATGGTGCGCGGATCGACTTCCACCTCTTCGGCAAGGAAGTTGATCGACGGGAAGCAATTCTGGCCGAGGCTATCGGCTTGGTTAGCGAGTGCGACGAGCACCGCTTTGCGGACTGGATTTCCAGTCTTCTGCTGCCGAGCCCATGATTCCACTTCGCGGCTCATGCGAACAACCTAGTAGGAAGCCGCTTATGCGCGCGCTGCGGCCAAAGGAGTCGCTCGTAGGACGTCTTTTGCTTGTGGCATGGGATGCAGAGCAGCTGGAGATTGCTCAGGCGCGTCTTGCCCCCCAGCCGCCGCGCAATGACATGGTCGATCTCCAAATTCGAGCAGAGGTGAATCTCGGAGTATCTGCTGAAGTCCGGCCAGTCGTCGCTGATCCGCAAGGCCATGAACCGCCAGCAGCGCCGCTCAGGCTCCTTACAACGCCGGCAGCGCTCGCCATCGCGACGACGAAGCGATTCACGCAGTCGAGGCCACCTCCAACTCAATGCGTGAGCTCACGCTCGATAACGCGGATGGAGCTATCGAGGTCGCCGTCGACAGCGCGGAGCTTCTCGATCTGCTTCACCGCATGGATGACGGTCGTATGATCGCGCCCGCCATGCAGATTGCCGATGTCGGGCAGCGACTTGGGTGTCAGGAGCTTGCATAGATACATCGAGACCTGGCGCGGCCGTGCGACCTCGCGGGCCCGGCGATCTGAGGTCATCTCGCGCGCCGGGATGTGAAAATGCTTGGCAGTGTGCGTCTGGATCAGGGAGACGGCGATTCTGGGCGTGAGGTTGATGCTGTTGTGGAGCATCGCCAGCACGACGGATTCATCAGGCTCGAGGCCGGTCGCTTGGACATGCAGCGCGATGCGTTTGGCCGCGCCGGCGATGATGTGGCCGTCGCTCGGAAGACGCTCGGCGAGCGAGGCAATCAGCGAACCGCTGATGCGGACCTCCTGCCATTGCTCGAGCTCGGCGCGGAGCATGTCGGCGCGCATCGCCTCGTCCGGCCGTCCGATATCGACGCCGGCCGCCGCATAGAGGCGCGACATCAGGCGCGGGCTGATGCCGCTGAGGTCGCGCGTGGTGAGCGAGCTCGTCATCGCGACGCGGCCCTTGGCGAGGCGCTCGATCGTATCGATGATGTGGACGAGGTTTTCCTGCGTGATGCCGGACTTGGCGACGACGTCGAGATCATCGATCAAAAGGAGGTCGATGCCATGGAGCTCGTCCTCGTTGACCTTGTTCGGCCAGCGCATCAGCTCGCCGGCGTTGAGGAGCATGCGGGTCGCCTGGGGCTGAATTGCCCGATGCATCGCTTCGATGGCGCGCAGGATATGGGTCTTGCCGCTCCCGCTTGGCCCTTGGATGAAGAGCGTGCTGAAGGGGGGTAGATCATGTGTTGCGAGCGTCGTCGCCGCAGCGACGGCGACGCGGTTGCAGCCACAGATAACGAGGCGCTTGTTGCCCAAAGCGTTCATCCTTTTACCTCCTCGGTGAACCAGCCGCCGCCCAGAGCGCGGGGACGGGGAAAGACCATCCTGAATTGAAACGGGAACATCGCCGCGGCGACCTTCATCTTCACCTTGGCGTCCTCCTCGACGATGGCTCTGGCGCCCTTGACGTCGATCGCCTCGAAGACCTGGTCGGGCCTGAGGGCGAAGAAATCGACGGTGAGGAAGGTGCGGTTCGCGAGGCGCAGCTTGACCCCCTCGAACGCGTACCAGAGGTACTCACCGCGCTCCTTGGCGGGGATGAGCACCTCGCGCTCGTAGCGGGCCTCGGTCTTGTTCATGATCCCGACGCCCAGCCGCCCAAGCATGTGATGCTGCTTGCCCTTGTGCTGAGGTCCGGGAACGAAGGTCGCGCGTGTGCGGGTAATGTCCTCGCCGCGGACGCCGGGGACGGGAGCAAGCTTCCAGCACGAGCCTTTGTATTCGATGACTTCCGTCTGCTGACCTACAGGCGGCAAACCGACCAGCTTGCGATATGCGTCGCGGCTGATGCGCTCGGTGCGGTCGTTCATGCCAAGCTCCGCCGGTGACGACAGCCGATGTCGGCGCGGACGCCGCAATAGGTGCATGCTTCGCGATTGACCCGGCGGGCGGCGATCTCGGCCTCGCTGAGACGAACCCGTTCTTTCTCCGGCAACTGCCCGCGCTCCGCGATGAACTTAGCTGTCGTGGCAAGCTTCTTGGGCATGCGCACGTTGCACTTGGGGAGTGCGCCATGGAAGCCGTCGGGATACTTGGTCATGAACTGGCGAACAGCCTCTTCTTTCTCCTCGCTGACGGTATGGCGAAGCCGCAGCAGGCCGACGAAACCGCCGTGGCGGAACAGGTAGGCGCCGATGACATTCTCGGGCGTCGCGGTGCGTGCGCACCATTTGTCGATCTCGGCGAGCAACTGCAGCGCGGGGCCGGAGCGATTGTGCTCTCTCATGCCGCTGCTCGCTGCCTGGTCAGCCAGTCGAGATCGCGATCGATCCACTCCAGCAATTCGATCTTGGCGTGCCCAAGGGCCTGGACATTCTCACCCGTGACCGAGCGCATATACTCGGCGGTCATGATTGCGCATTGAGCCCGCCAGCGCGTCACCGAGCGGATGATGAGCGACCCCTGGTCGAGATCCCGCCGAAGTGACGGACACAGTCTGATGCACGTCGCCGCGCACTCGCGGTGAAGCATCGGCTCGACCTGGAGGATCGCCCAACCTTCGGCGCCGTGCGGAACCGGGCGAGCATGCGACATCGAAACCTTTGTCGACAACTTCAGCGGTCGACCGCACAGGTCGCAGAGGCATTGAGCGATGGCCTGGCGCTGACGGTTGCCGTGCGGCTTGCCGAACAGCGGTTTTCCAGAACCGGGCGACGAAAGTTGATGGATCGCCGGCCGCTTGAAGAACGGACAGTCAGCGACCCAGAAGACCTCTTCGCTCGACCAGCCCACCGTCCATGGAACGGGCGTGTTGCCGAAGTATAGCTGCTGGGCACTCACCGCTCTTCTCCGATGGTGAGTGTGGGCATCTGGAGGTTGGCGGGTGCATGGGCGCGGCATGGAGGGCTGTGGCGCGCGGTGAGGACGATGAGGTGATCGAGGAGCCCGCAGGCGTCCTTCTCCTCGCGCCGCTTGGGTCGGAACCAGCCGAATTCATCGAGCCGGGCGCGCGTCCAATCGTCGAACGTCTTGGTCTTCTCGCCGACGCCCTTGCCGAGGAACGTCCGCCGCCACGCGCCGAGGCCGACGCTGCGATGGCTGATGTTGAGATGCTCGCAGTAGCTTTCGATGTGCGCGGCGATGCTGATCATCATGCCGAGTTCGGCCATGTGCTTGTCGCCGATGATTTCGCTGGGCGCGCTCGGCTGCTCGTAGGCGAGCCAGATGAACGGATGCACCGCATTCAGTTCGTGCAGCCAGGCGTGCGTTCGGCAGCCGGCGTAGCCGAGCCCGCGATCGACGGGCATGTCGAATGAGCCGCAGGCCGGCCGAGAATCCCTCGGCGACCATGCGGCCCACCCGCACCGCGCTCCCGGCTTGAGCGCGAGGTACATCAGGCAACCTCAGCCTGGGCTTGGGTCTCGTTTGCCGGAATCGTGACGAGCGTGCCGTCCGAGGGATCGCGCACCTTCCTCGGTCGTCCCCGCTTGGGCTTGGGCTCCTCCCCGAGCGGAACCGTCGACATCGAGTGGCTGATCGGGCGAGCTGGCTTGCCAGGCTTGGCCTGCGGCGGCGCCTCGGTCTGCTCTTCAGATGGCGGGGTCTCTTCCTCTTCCGCAGCGGCCTTGCCGAGTGGGGTGTCGTCGAACGACTTCAGGCCAAGAGCGCGCTTGTAGGTATCGAGCAGTGCTTCCTCTTCGTCGCGCTGCTGCGACGGCTGTTTCCTCAGCGTGATGCACTTGCGCATGATCTTGGGATCGAAGCCATTCGCCTTCGCCTCGGCGAAGACGTCGCGGATATCCTCGCCGATGTTCTTTTTCTCTTCCTCGAGCCGCTCGATGCGCTCGACGAACAGCTTGAGCTGGTCGGCTGCAAAAACACCGTTCACCATGTCGTCCTCCTCACCTCGCCTGCGGCCCGAGATCCCGTCGGACCTGGGCGAGCATGGCTTCCGCGGCGCCGAAGCTGACGCCGGCTTCCTCAGCGATGTCCTCAAGCTCGGCGCCTTCAGAGAGGCGCTCGCAGAACCCGGCCTTGCTCATGCGTCCGGCAAATTCGCTCTTCAGTCGATCGAACTTGCCGGAGATGACGCCGCGCGTGACGCCGAGCGCGCTTGCGACTACGGCGAAGCTGCTTCCCTCGCCGAGCCGCTCGCACAGCATCGTGATGCGCGCTCCGTTCCACTCGCAATAGTCGAGACTGCCGTGGTAGGTCATGGCGCGACCTCGTCGACCGGCGGATGATCGAGCAGGGCGAGGAGGCCAGGCTTCGCGGTCTTGGTGCACGGCGGATGAGCCCGGGCATTGCGCGAGCGGATGCGCAGATTGGCGAGCTCGACGGATTCGGGATTGAGCTCGATCAGGATCGAGTCGCGGCCGAGCGCCTCGGCGACGAGCGCGGTCGTCCCCGCCCCGCCGAACGGATCCAGCACCGTGCCGCCCTTGGGGCAGCCGGCCATGATGCACGGCGCGACGAGCGCAGGCGGGAAGGTTGCGAAATGGGCGCCTGAATATGAAGCGGTCGCGATCTCCCACACCTCGGGCGGGACGATCGCCGACAGATCGGGCTCGTAATTGCGCAGCAGGCGACCATTGCCGCGCTGCTCCGCGACGGTCATGTGATCCCAGCGAAGGTCGAAGCCGCTGTGTGGCCGAGCAGCACCGCGCTTTTTCGGCGGCTTCTTAGCACCGCCAACAGCCTTCATCGTGCCGTTGGTCTTTCCGCCGGCATTGGCGCGGGTGCTGCCCGCTTGATTCTCAATATCCTGCGACCAGCGCTGCAATGATGCCTCGGCGGGCGGCATGCGAACCGCCACCGCGTCATAATAGGTCTCGATGTTGATCCATCGCGGCGCATCGCGGCTCGGATCGGTGATGAGCGGGCAGCGTTCCTTGAGGTCCGGGCTGAAGCTGATCTCGCCCGTGTCGCGAGCGCGATAGACGTCCCCTCCCTCGCGGGTGAGCAGGAATATCTTCTCGTGGGAGGTCGACGGGCGATAGACGCCGGAGGAATCGGGCATCGCGTTGGGCTTGCCCCAGACGATCTCGCTCCTCACCCACCAGCCGGCATCCTGGAGCGCGATCGCCAGGCGGTTGGGGATCATGCACAGGTCTTTGGGCTTCAGGTAACCGCCGGCGACGATCCTGCCGCTGTGTTCGACCCTAGTGACGCGACTGTCGGCGTTGTTCCATTTGCCCCGGACTGTCTTGGCGTACTCGGGCTCGTATCGCCCGCCATCGCCGACGACGCGGGCCCCGGGGATGCCGACGCCATTGAGTCCACCGTTGCCGAGGTTGCCGCTCCGGCCGCGCCTGCTGCGGTTGCGCGGAGAATCGTCGATCTCGAGGCGGGCGATGGGCCCGGACGGATTGTTGCCACCGCCGCGTCGTTTCGTGCCATTCGCCGGCTTGCCCGGGCGATCAGAGCCGCCCTCGGCGCCGTAGATCGGGCCGACGGTTGAGAAGGGCTTGTCACGGAAGGTGCGGTCGTCCTGGCCGAGGTCCTTGGTGTCGGCTGCGGAGCGTCCGTTGGGGGAAGTCGCGTAGCAGTCGCCGTAATTGAGCCAGAACGAGCCAGTGGGCTTGAGAACGCGCCGAACCTCCTCGAATATCTCGACCAGGGCGGCGATGTGCTCGCCTAGCGTGGGCTCGAGCCCGAGCTGGCCCTCGACGCCGTAATCCCGCAGCCCCCAATAGGGCGGCGAGGTGACGCACATGTCGATCGAGGCATCGGGGAGGGTGCGCAGCTGCTCGAGCGCGTCGCCAATAAGTATCTCGACGCTCACTGAAGCCCGGCCAGCGACTCGAGTCGCGTTCGTCCGAGTCGGCGGGATAAAAAAGTGACTGTCCCATATCGGGAATCCCGGAATGAAACGCCTGTAATGAAATAATTTTCCCGGGCCCGTTTCGCCGTCTCAACGACAATCGCGGAGCCGACGAAGCCAGCCGCGAACATGATGACGAGGCGCATCGCGAAGTGCGTGCCGGCGGGCATCAGCCAACGATCCGGAGGCTTTGATCCTCCGGCGGAAAGTCTTCTTCTTTCAGTGACTTACCTAGTTTCTTCGCCGCCGCAATGAGTCCCTGGTGGCGGTGCTCGGGGACATAGTTGTGATCGACCCATCGCTGCACTGAACCATGGGTGATGGCGGTCGGATAGGCCTCGACGACGGCGTCGACGCCGCCGAGCTGAGCGATGATGGCGCGGACTGGCTGCATTGCACTCACTTCCCATATTGGGTAGCGGGGCGTCAAGCAGACTACCGAAAATAGTTTTCGCCTTTGGGTGGAGGTTCATCCATATATGCTACCGATGATCGACACCGACGAGATTTTGCGCCGCCTCAAAGCGATGATCGCCGAGGGGAAACTGGAGAAGCAGGAGATTGCTCGCGTGCTGAAGCTCAGCCCGCAGCGGATGGCGCCGTTGCTGTCCGGCAAGCGCAAGCTGTCTCACGATGAAGCGTGCGTACTCGTCGAGAAATACGGGTTCGAGGATCCGTCCGCGCTGATCGAGTCTATCGTGACGAAACCAATCTTAGCGCTGGCCGTGCAATATGTGCTTCAGGAACTCGCTCCTGGAGGATCTCCGGATCCGGATCACATCGAGGACATCGTGCAAGACGTCGAAGCATTCTTGCGATACGCAGCTGATCCTCAGGTGCGCGACAATATCGAGATGGCAGGGGCATTTTTTCTTGCCCGAAAGGCGATCCGTCGGGAGGTTCGACCAGCAGCCTCTGTGCAATGAAGGTCGTCGCATAGCATAGGCAGTCTGACTGCCCGTCAGTGATCCGTTGTGGCATCGGTCCCCTACTCAGCCAAAAGTTACCCCGAGCAGGGACGTTGACCCGCCGCCGAGCCTCAGCGAGTCGGCCCGTTCCGGCCCAATCTGCCGACGATTGCGATTAACGAAAGTAAATCAAGCGGTATTTTAACCCGGGCTGCCCATTGACCGATCATGATCGGCGTGGCTCGCGCCTGCGAGACGAGTCGCGCTGGAGCGGTGCCGTTTTCCGTTTGACAGCGCTACCGATTTTCGGCACTCAACGCACGACTCCAGAGCCGGGAGCTTGCCATGCCGAAGACCGCCGCAGCCGTCATAGAAGAGACCCCCTCCCCAGCCGCCGAGTCGCCAGCCCTAACGGGCGAGCGACTCGGCCAAGTGCTGGCTATTTTTGGGGGTGTGGTCGAGGGAAGGGCCTCAATACCTGCTCTGGAAAACGTGTTGCTCACGGCGAATGGAAAAACGCTGACGGTTGTCGGGACCGATCTCGATCACAGACTTACATGCGTGCTGCCTTGCGGGTCGCCTGCTTTTTCTTCGCTCGTGGAACATCGTGCGCTGCAGGCTGCAGTCAATGCGTTCGGCAAAGAAGAGCTAGGCTTTTTTGCCACTGACGACAAGTTATTCATTCGCGGAAAAGCTGGCGAATTCGAGATATTCTCGCTCCCGACAGACGATTTCCCAGCATTCCGCCGACCAGACCCAGATGTGATCCTGGAGGCACCAGCGGATGCTCTGATGAGAGCGCTGAAATTATGTCAGCCTGCGATCTCGTATGAGGAAACCCGTTACTATTTGAACGGCATTTCGATGAAGATGGTCGACGGTCGCCTTGAACTGGCGGCGACCGACGGTCATCGGCTTCACTTGGCTCATTCCCCACTGCTCACGGTGGACGGAGAGATGCCGCAGGTCATCTTCAGAACGCGAGGCATTAGGTGCCTATTGGCGATCCTGGCAGGCGACTCGTCCAGATCGGACGTACTCATCGAAATTGCTAAACTCCACGGCTGCTTTTCCGTTGGCAAATGGCTCCTCGAGACGAAATTCATCGATGGCACCTATCCTGATTACACGCGCATTTTGCCGGACGCTTCGGTAGGCGAACTTTCTCTGCAATCGGACGATCTCTCTGGACCCCTGAAGACAATCAGGAAGCTCGGCGGCGAGTCCATAAAAGGTGCCGTTTTAGATCCGCGCGCCTCGACGATTAGATTTTCGTCCCCAGAAGGTTTCAGATTTAGCCAGACGTTTGCAGGGAAGGTCGCTGATCGCGTTCCACAGTCGATTGGTTTCAACGCAAGATACGCGACCGAGATATTGGACACGCATCCGAAAACGGGCGTGACGATTGGCTTCGGGGCGGACCCAGCTCAGCCAATCACCTTCAAGTTCGACAATGACGAGGATTTCCTCGCCGTTCTGATGCCGATGCGCGTGTGAGCCAGGTCGCCGCCTGTTTGATGATCGCCCTAGCCTCGGTGATCATCGCTGCGTCCTTGGCGATCGCGCTTCGGCGTGAGCAGCAAGCCCATTGGGCGACGCGCGCTCTACGTCGTGGCGCGCTCGAGGAGAACAATCGGCTGAAGCGGCAATTGTCGACGACGCAGGCCGAGCGAGACTGGTTCAAGCAGGCCGCCGAGGTGCGCGGTCGTCAGAAGGAGCAATCGAAATGACGGCCAACAGCAGGACAATGCGAATGCTCGCGCTGATCGTATTCTTCGCAGTGGTGCTCGCTATCATAATGATGCTCCGCGGCGTTGCTATGGCGATGTTATGGCATTGGTACGCCGAGCCGCTCGGATTGCCCGGCATCGGCATCGCTCAGGCCATTGGCATCGGATTATTGGTGACCATCACTGTCGGCAACCTGCCACTGAGGCAGGAAAAACTAGACGATGTGCTTGGCCGCTTGGGATTGCTGGCTCTTCAGCCCATCGTACTCTTTTGCACCGGTTGGCTGATCAAGGTGCTGTTCCTGTGACCGCCCGCCGCTTCAATCCGCATGCCCGCGGCAACTACGCGATCTATCGCGAGAACGAGACCAACCGCTGCCCAGGCTGCGGCCGTACCCACTGGATCGTGGGGCGGGTGACTGCGGAATGCGCGTTCTGCGCCACTGCGCTGCCGCTCGACGTCCCCGAGAGCCTCGAAGCACCGTCAATCCGCAGCTTCGGGCGCGGCGGCGGGCGCATCAAGCGCATGATGGCCTTCGCATGAGCAAGCGCCTGGATAAGGTCTGCGGCGATGCCCGTGCGCTGCGCGACCGACTGAAGGCGGAAGGCCGCTTTCGTGACGCCGAAATCATCCAGTGCGTGATCCGATCGTGCGAATCCTCGTCGACCCTGAATTGCTCGCTCAGCCGCGAGCTCATCGCCCTGCGCGCCGAGATGCGCAAATGAAGCCTGAGCGAATCGCCCGCATGCCGGACTGGCCGGCGCGGATGGATGACGACATGGCCGCCGACTATCTCGGCATCGGCGTGACGACGTTCCGCGATCGTGTGAAGGCAGGGCAATATCCGCAGCCCGTCCACGAGGGCGGGCGCAAGCTGTGGAGCCGCCAGCAGCTCGACATGTTTATTGCCGCTCAGTTCGGTCTTCCGGTTGACGCTTCGGCGCCGACGGGCGCAACGCGCAATTCATGGGACGACTTATGATACCGGGCGTCTGCCAGAAGGGTGGATCGACCTATCGCCGCTTCCGCGTCCGCCTGCCTGATGGCCGCTGGGGCGACCAGTACGTCAAGCTGCCGGATCCCTCAGACCCCCGATTCGCTGCCGAGCTCGCCCGCGTCAACGGCAAGGTCGTGCCGCGCGCCAGGCCCGAGACCGGCACGGTGGCGGCCCTCATCGCGGAAATGCGACCTGTCCTCGCCAAGCGCCCGATGGCAGCGACGACGCGCGGTGCATGGGCCTATTATCTCGATCTCATCGGAGCGCAGCACGGCCACCGCCAGGTGCGCGACCTCGAGCGCTCGCACTGCTACACGATCCGCGACTCGATGGCCGACAATCCGGGCAAGTCGAACAATTACATGTCGAAGTTCAAGGCGCTGCTGGAGTTCGGCGCTGAGCGGGGCTGGATCGCCAGCAACCCGGCCGCCGGCATCCCACTGCTCGAGACCGGCGAGCATGCGCCCTGGCCGGGGCATGTGCTTCGCGAAGCGCTCGAGAAAGCCGAACCGATGCTTCGTCTCGCGATCATCACGGGCCTCTGCTCGGGCCAGCGGATCAGCGATGCGATCCTGATGCAGCATGGCTGGCACGACGGCCGCATCATGCGCCTGAGGAGCAAGAAGACCGACACCGGCGCGGTGATCCCGATGCACCCGCTGTGGGTCGCGGAAATCGCCGCCATGCCGCGCAAGTCGGTGACCCTGCTCTACGACCGCAGCGGCAAGCCGTTCCGCGACACAGACCGCATCCAGGCGCGCCTCAGGCGGCTGATGCGCAGCCTCGGCCATGTCGATGAGCGCGGCCAGGCCCTCTACACCTACCATGGCCTCAGCAAGAACGCCTGCTGCTACCTCACCGAGCTGGACCTCAGCGACGAGACGATCGGCGCGATCGTCGGCAAGACCGCCGAGACCGTCCGTCACTACGCCAAGGAAGCCCGGCGATGGATGCTCGCAGAACGCGCCGCGGCGGCGGTGATTGCGGGCAGGATCGAGGGCCTTGTGGGAAAACCGACCCCGAATGTGGGAAAGAGCGGCAATGCGAAGGGCTAGAAAACGGCGGTTTTCCGCCACTGGTGACCCCAACGGGACTCGAACCCGTGTTTTCGCCGTGGACCGATTTTTCGCTTTAGTTTCAGCGCCCATTCCCCATTTTCCCGCTTCGTTCGTGCCATTGCATATCAATGGCTTAGCCCCCGTGTGGGAAAGCTCGAGGTGACCGTTCGCCGGGCCGGCGGCCACATCTCGCAGCGGCGCCTCGAGCGCGAATTCCACGAGCTCGACGCTAAGAGCCGTCGGGAACGCCTCGACGACCGCGACAGCCTCAGGCTCGAGAAGATCATCCGTGAGATGGACTATCGCGCCAAGCGCCCGAAACGGGTCAAACGGCAGACGGTCAATGCCTGAGCAGATGGCACTCTTTGACCTACCGACACCGCCATCGCCGCCCATGATGATGACCGCTGTCATCGTCGATTGCTGGCGCTACGAGCTGAAGCGCATCTGGGACGAGAGCCTGCCGCTGCTGGTCGTCTGCATGCTCAATCCGAGCACGGCGGACGCGTTCAAGAACGATCCGACGATCCTGACGCTGATCCACTTCGCAAAGCTATGGGGCTACGGCGGCATCTTGGTGGTCAACCTCTCAGCGTTCCGCGCCTCTTCACCAGCCGTGATGATGCGCGAGGGTGCACTCGGAATAGGCCCGTCAAACCACGCCTATTTGAGCGACGCCGTCATTTACGCCCGAGATCACGGCAAGAGCATCGTTGCGGCCTGGGGCAACAACGGCGGGCATCTCGGGCTCGATGAGAATTTCATCGCGCTATGCAAATTCGCCAAGGTTGATCTGGTCTGCCTCGGCACCACGCTGAGCGGGCAGCCGAAGCACCCGCTCTCTCGCGGCAAACATCGGATCCCGCGCGATCAGCAACCTCTCGTCTGGAGATCAGCTGCATGACAGGCCTTCTCGTCGACAATTTCGCCGGCGGCGGCGGAGCTTCGACCGGCATCGAAGCTGCGCTCGGCCGCGCCGTCGATATTGCCATCAATCACGATGCAGAAGCCCTGCGGATGCACGAGGCCAACCATCCGGCCACTAAGCACGTCCGCAACAACATCTGGCAAGTCGATCCTTGCGAGGTCACGGATGGCCAGCCGGTCGAGCTCGCCTGGTTCAGCCCGGACTGCAAGCATTTCAGCAAGGCGAAGGGCGGCAAACCGCGCGAGAAGTCTATCCGCGATCTGGCATGGGTGGTGGTGCTGTGGGCGCAGCGGGTGAAGCCGACCTGCATCTTCCTCGAGAACGTCGAGGAGTTTCGGACCTGGGGACCGCTCGACGATCACGGCCAAATCATCCGGGATCGCGTCGGCGAAACCTTTACGAAGTGGTGCAAGGCGCTTCGTCGGCAGGGTTACAAGTTGCAGTTCCGCGAGCTGCGGGCCTGCGACTACGGCGCGCCGACCATCCGCAAACGGTTTTTCATGATCGCCAGATGCGATGGCCAGCCGATCGTGTGGCCGGCGCCGACGCATGGCAAGCCTGATAGCGCTGAGGTTCTGAGCGGCCAGCGCCTGCCTTGGCGCACCGCCGCGGAAATCATCGATTGGTCGATTCCCTGCCCATCGATCTTCGAGCGCAAGAAGCCGCTCGCCGAAAAGACGCTGCGGCGCATTGCTCACGGCATCGTCAAGTTCGTACTGAAGAATCCGCATCCCTTTATCGTGCCGGTTTGCAACACGAAATGGGCTGGCGATCGCTATCATCCGGGCGATGAGCCCCTACGGACGATCACGACCGCGAAAGGCGGTGAGTTAGCGCTCGTTGCCGCCACGATCGAGCGTCAATTTGGCAAGAGCGAAGGGTCGCCGGTTGACGCGCCACTTCCAACGACGACATCCGGAGGCGGCGGCAAATCTGCAGTTGTGCAGGCCTTCATGCAGAAGTTCGCCGACAACGGGAAGGGCTATTCGCCCGATGAGCCGCTGCATACCGTCATGGCAGGGGCCCCGCGGCACGCGGTCGTTGCTGCTCACTTGGCACAGTTCAGCGAGACCAGGGAAGGACGCAAGCTCAACGAAGGTCATTCGCCCGAAGAGCCGGTCTCAACCATTGTCCAGAAAGGGCCGCTTCAGGCTGTCTGTACGTCGAACCTGGTAAAGCTCCGCGGGACTTGTCAGCACGGGCAGCAGGTCGACGAGCCTCTGGCGACAGTGAGCGCGCAAGGCACGCACATGGCCGAGGTTCGAGCCTTCCTGCTCAAATATTACGGCAATGAAAGCGAGGGGCACGATCCGGAGCGGTCGCTGGGGACGGTCACGACGAAGGATCGCTTTAGCGTCGTGACGGTGACGATCGATGGCGAGGAATACGTCATCGTCGACATCGGCATGCGGATGCTCACACCACGCGAGCTGTTCAACGCGCAGGGATTCCCTGCCGACTATATCATCGACCGGGGCGTGGATGGCCGACCGATCACGAAGACGGCGCAAGTTGCAAAGTGCGGCAACAGCGTCTGCCCGCCGCTCGCCGAAGCACTTGTCGCTGCCAATGCTCCAAGCGCCGCGGCTGCTCGCGAGAGCGTGGCAGCCTGAACCCTCTAGCAGGAGAATGACGATGTTCGAGCTCTACAAGGACGGCAAAGGCGAGTGGCGCTGGCGGCTGATTGCCCACAACAAGAAGATCATCGCCGACAGCGGTGAGGGCTACATCAAGCGCAGCGGCGCCCGGAAGGCGGTCGAGCGCGTGAAGGCGCTTGTGGCAATCGCATCGATCGTCGAGGTTCTGCACAATCCGGAGCAGGCGCATGTCTCTGACGCCTGACATCGATCGCGCGCACGCGCTCGTCGAGATCGCCTCGTTACTCAAGAAAGCGGACATCATCCGCGACCGCCGACTGCGGGGCATGGAGATCCACGTCACCGGCTGGAACAATGAGCGGCCGGGCGACATCGCGACGGTGAGGCCGCAATCGTTCTGCGACGGCGTTCGCCTCGAGCCGGTGACGAGATGATCGCCCTCATCCTTTGGGCGCTCGGTGCCGGTGTGGTCTTCGTTCGGGCCTTTGATCCCGATGTCGCATGGGTGCTCGAGTCCGAAGACCGCAAGTTCCTGCCGTTTGTGGCGATCTTCTGGCCGATCTGCGCTGCGGCGCTCCTCATCGCTCGCTTAATCAAGGCTCTTCGCAATGTCTGAGGTCCGAAAGATGGAGCGCACGGCGACGCATGAGACGTCGCGGGGCACGGCGACCAGCATCGCAGGCCTGATTGAGACACCTCACGGACCGATGGAGTGTGTCGACGCGCCTGGTTTCGTCACGATGCTGATTATCAACCCCGAGGATTCGGCGCAATCGCGCGTCGGCTTCCTGCTCTACGAGCCGGAGTTCAAGATGGGCATGGTCGCCCAGATGGACGCCGACCAGGCGCGGATGGTCGCCGCATCGTTCCTCCGGCTCGCCGACGAGCTCTCACCAAGGGTCGATCACTGATGGCTGACGGAACCAAAATCGAATGGACCGACGCGACGTGGAATGTCGTCAACGGGTGCAACGTCGTCAGCCCCGGCTGCACCAACTGCTATGCCATGCGCCTAGCCGGCACGCGGCTGAAGCATCATCCGAGCCGTGAAGGCCTGACGATCGACACGAAAGCCGGGCCCGTCTGGAACGGGCAGGTTCGATTCAATGAGAAAGTGCTGCTTGATCCGCTGCGGTGGAAGCGACCGCGGCGGATCTTCCCGAACGCGCACGGCGACCTTTTCCATCCGAGTGTGCCTGATGAGTGGATCGACCGCGAGTTCACCATCATGGCACTTGCTCATTGGCACTACTTCCAGGTGCTGACGAAGCGGCCAGATCGCATGCGCGATTATGTATCGGAGCGAGCGGAATGCATTTGGTCGAGCGTCGACAACTTCGTCGATGACTGGTCGCACGGACTGCGTGGCAATGTGCGGTTGCCCATCATCAGCGACGATCCAATGCTCGCAGCTCTTGCCGGTCAAGGCGCGGTTTGGGGCGGCGAGCGCCCATGGCCGCTGCGAAACGTCTGGCTCGGCACGAGCGTCGAGGATCAGCGACGGGCCGATGAGCGAATTCCCATCCTACTCGACACGCCCGCCGCGGTTCGCTGGCTCAGCTGCGAGCCTCTGCTCGGCCCCGTCGATGTGCAGCCGTTCGGCCTTTATGATCGAGAACTGCATTGGGTCGTAGCCGGCGGCGAAAGCGGGCCTGGCGCGCGGCCGATGCACCCAGATTGGGCGCGCTCGCTTCGTGACCAGTGCGCAGCCGCCGGCGTGCCGTTCCTATTCAAGCAATGGGGCGAATGGCTTCCATGCGAGGTCGACTTCCTGGATGGGGACGTCGTTTGCTACCCGGACGATGGCAGCGAACGTGACATGCCGGAGGTCAAGGGAGTGCGGCCAATCGACCAGAGTATTGGGCGCGACATGTGGCGTGTTGGCAAGAAGGTCGCTGGCAGACTGCTCGATGGCGTCCAGCATGATGGATATCCCCAATGACCGACAAGACGATCACCTCCTCCATTCCGGCGAGTGCCGTTCGCGATGTCGCCCATGCCAATGGCACGGAGCATACCCTCGTCTGCTTCAATCCCAACTGTCGCGGTGTCGGAACGCACTTTCCCGTCATCCTATTCGGGCCAATCGGCCGCATTCCCGGCCAGGCCCTGCCCTACCGCCTCGAGATCCCGCAGGCCGCGTGCCCCAACTGCCAGCGCAGTTTCCAGCCCGAGGTGTTCGTCAGCGACGCGGCGCGGGGAAAGATCGAGCATCATCTGCGCAAGCACGATCGCCCGATGCCGGACTATGAGCGGCTATTCGTCATCTGGAAGAGCCTGTTCGGACCCGATTGGGCGGAGGTGAAGGACGCCGGCGAAGCGAGGTTCTGTTTCTGATGGCCGATCCAGTCGAATTCCATGGGGTCAACAAGATATTCACCGCGCCAGAAGGCCGTGAGGATTCCATCCGACCGCTCCCGACGTTCATCAACGGCCACGCGATCGTATCCGCTTGGAAATTCACCGATGAGGAGTGGGAGGAGATCAGCAAAACTCGCACGGCCTTCATCGCGATATTCTCCGGCCTGACCCTCTTCCCGATGTACGTCGGCAATAATGAAGGCACCCGCTGTCTCGTCGCCGACAGTGGCCCGGTCTGGCCGAAGGGCGAGCGGGAATAATGCGAGCAATCTCGCTTTGGCAGCCGTGGGCCTCGGCTATGGCGCTGGGTCTGAAGTCGATCGAGACGCGTCATTGGTGGACGTCGCACCGCGGCAATCTCGCGATCCACGCGGCCAAGCGCTGGACAGCCGAAGAGCGCGAATTCGCCGCGCTGATGGGGCTGCCAGGCGAATTGCCGCTTGGCGCTATTGTGGCTGTCGGTCAGCTCGTGAAGATCGATCGCACCGAAATTCTGCGACCAACGCTCAGCGAGCAGGAAGAGCGCTGGGGCAACTATGCCGATGGCCGCTTTGGCTGGATATTCGCGAACATCCAGGCGCTCCCCGAGCCGGCCCCTTTCCGCGGGGCGCAAGGCCTCTTCGATGTTCCCAATTCGCTTCTCGGCGATCTCGCTCCGCCGCCTCGCCAGCGATCGCTTATCTGAAAGGACCGATGTGCCTCAAAATACCATTCCTACCGCTAGCGGTGGTCGCGTCTGCTTCGATCCTATCGACGTCAGCGAGGTGAAGATCCGGGACATCGCGCTGGGCGCCGCTCGAGAGACCAGATTCAACGGCCAATATCGCCAAGAAATTCCGTTCTACTCGGTCGCCGAACACTGCACGCTTGGCAGCTATGTCGCCCCAATCGGATCGCGTCTCGCGTTCCAGATTCACGATGCAGCCGAGGCTTTCATCAAGGACATCACGAAGCCGCTGAAGGTACTACTTGACGACTATGTCGAATTTGAGCGCCGCTTCGAGGATGCACTACGACAGAGGTTCAATTGGCCGGACTGGCGAACGGCCGTGGTCAAGAAAGTCGATATCCAGATGCTGCTCGCCGAGCAGGACGCCATGGTGGATCTGGGTCGCCGCGGGAGATCGTCGCATGCGGACATCGAGCCGGCGCCGGTGAAGTTCAATTACTGGCTGCCGGCGATGGCTGCCGTCGTCTGGGAAGACCGCTACCACGAGCTCGTGGCCCGCCGGAGCTGATGCACGTCGAGCGCTGCATCTGCCGGGAGTGCCGCGAGCTAGACGCACTGCCGCTCCAAGGAATCCCCGACACCTTTCAGTTCCGGCTCTTCAACCGAACACAGGAGCGTCAGCCGTTGATCACCGCCGAAATCTTCCACGAGCTGGTCCGGCATTGCCGCGAGGCTGGCTATGGCGACGACATCGATTGGGCGGAGAATTGCCAGCCGCCACGATCAGCGCTGATCTTCGCTCGCGAAGCAATCTTCGTCATTTGCAACTCGGGCATGCGATTCAGCGTGGCCCAGGGGATATTCGAGCGGGTGATGGCATCCCTGCGCTCGGGCGGCAGCGCGCAGGATGCGTTCGGGCACAAGGGGAAAGCCTCGGCGATCGATCACATCTGGGCCAATCGCGGCGTGCTACGCCGGCAGTATCTGGACGCCGACGACAAGCTGGTTTTCTGCGCCTCGCTGCCTTGGATCGGCGAGATCACCAAATATCATCTCGCCAAGAACTTCGGCGCCCAGGTCGCCAAGCCTGATGTCCATTTGCAGCGCCTGGCCGACCATGAAGGATGCACTGCCCAGCAACTGTGCGAACGCATCGCCGCAGTGACGGGCTACAAGGTCCCGACGGTCGACACCGTCCTCTGGCGGGCATGCGCGATCGGCATCATCAACTCACGCGCGCTTGTCGCTCCATAGCGGAATCGGCACGGTCTGCCCGCCGAACTCGTGCGTGCAATCGCTCTGATACTCGATCATCCCGTCCCGCACGAAAGAGTGACAGCGACGACCGCTGATGAACGGCTCGCGTGTCGCCTGCGGATTGGCGTCGACCCATGTCAGGAATGACGGGCTGAAGGTCGGCTTCTCATAGTTGCCGTTGAAGTCCCACCGCTCGTCGAACGCATGAGCTTCCTTGCAGGCGGGGCAGATGAACCAGAGGTTCCAACGGGCCTTGCCCTGATAGTGAAAGTCCCATCGCCGCAGGATCGGCGAGACCTTCTCGAGCTCGCACCAGCCGGGCATCAGACGGTGACGATCGCGCCATTGGTGACGTAGCCGTGCCACTTGCAGCCGCTGAGTATGAGGATCGACGGCGTCAGGCTGATGTCCTTGAGGCTGGTGCCTGTCATATTCCAGCGGACTGGCTTTCCCTGATCATTATGGAGGCACATTTCGTCAGGCACGCCGCGTCCGACGAAGTCGATCCTGATCCCGTGAGTGCCGACCTTGCCCTTGTTCGCGATGAAGCATGCCGGGCAGAGGAACCATAGGCTATCGGCCTTCGCCAGCGAACGGACATAGTGAAACGAGCGCGGCGCAACGAAGCGGGTGAGACGCGGCTCTAGTTCGGCAAGCTCCATCGCGCCCTCCTTGCGTTTGAGGCTACGCCGCCGAGGGGTATCTAATCCCTTGGCGACGCCGCCTCTTTGTCCCGGCGCGCCCCGGGCGGCCTACTGACCGGCAGCAGATGGATCGATCGGGACCCATCTTGCGACTGCGCCGGGGATCCGATCGGGCCCAGCGCGCCGGCTTTCGCTCGGCATCTCGTGCCGGTGGTAGCGGGGGTCGGATTTGAACCGACGTCCTCCTGGTTATGAGCCAGGCGAGCTACCGGGCTGCTCTACCCCGCGCCACCGTTGCGTTCCGGTTGTCGAAAGTGGGGTCGACACCACGGCGACCGGAACGCGCCATCTAACTACCGGTATTCGGGCCAAAGGCCAACCAAAAACATACGCGCGCATCAACTAGGCTCGCTGAAATTTTTTCATCGGTCGTTGACCGCTTTGCCCCAGCCGTCCGGCTGGGAAGGACCCGTTGCCTTTGGCACCCTCGACCAGCCGTCGACGAGCAGCCGCGGCGGCCTGGCCGGCAAGCATTCCTTGGCTGTGAGCTGGCCCGTTCAATTCCGATTATCGTTTGCACACTCTACCGATTTGGCTATTACATCCGTGGCGACTCGGGAAATGCGAGTCGGCCAAGAACGGAAAGGAACGGACATGCGTAATCGCTTCAGAATCCCACATTCAGAGATGGTCAGGATAGCTCAGCGCCGTGCACGCAAGGCGCGCCTGGTGCTGAATGAGACCGCTTCGCTAGATGCTTTCCTAGAGCTGGATAGCGCCACAGCTGAGCTTCACCGGCTCCGCTTCCCCCACATGCAAGAGGTCCGCTGATGTCGCGCCGTCTAAACGCAAACGGTGTCGGTTGGCAGCTGCGTGCTATCGCAGCGCGCCGTCAATCGGCGCGGCGCCATGCCACTGGCGGACTGATCGCAGCGGCCTTGCTGGGCATAGCAGCGGGCACGGCTGGTGCCCTCGAGCTTTGCCCCTTGGCTATCATCCTCACCGCGCTCGCCTTTGCAGCGCTGATCTACGCCACCTTTGCGGCGATGGAGTCCTGACATGGCTAAATTCGAAGCAACATACAGCTTCAACGTGCGCCGATTCATCAAGCGCGAGATTGAAGCCGAGACGCCAGAACAAGCCGCCGACATTGCACGAGCGAGCGCATGGCAGTTCATCGATTCCGAGATCGTCACATTCCAGAATTCGGACGGCTTTGGCGACGTCGACAAGCCGGACGCCTGGCTATTCGTGGATGATGAAAACGGGGACGAAATAGCCGACGAGTCCCTACCCGAGCCGCGGATTCAGCAGCCAGGCGAGATGTTCGGCACGGATCCCGAAACCGGACAGCCAACCGTCATCCTTGGGGAATCGGCGTAGCGCTGATGCCCCAAGAGGGCGGGTGCTGCCAGCTCCCCCAGCGCCCGCCCCGATGATGGCAACAGGCCAGAACGGAAAGGAACGGACATGAGTAAGGCAACCCCAGCGGAGCGCGAAGAGGCGCGCAATTCGCTGTTAACATATTTCGACCTTCAACCAGGACGGCGCATCTATGCGCTTGAGCAAAAGAGCCGGGCGTCATCTGCGGTCGTCGTTCTCTTCGTCATCGACGGTGACCGGATCCTGCAACTGCCCCCTTCACGGATTGCCGCACTAACCGGCTATCCGACGGCCGAAGGTGACGGGCCGCACATGGGCAATAGAGTCCGCGCCGGCGGCATGGACCGCAAGTTCGAGCTAGTCGGAGCGCTAGGCGCCGCCCTTTGGCCCAACGGAACGCCCGAACCGCATGGAATGCGAAACGGCAAGCCTGACAGCGAAGGCGAATTTGCACTCAAGATGGAAAGGCTGTGAGATGACAGACCTTTCACCCGTATTTAAGCGCGCTCTGGGCGCCGTGTGGACCGCTGGTTATCGGCCGGGCATTGACCTCAAGTTTGCACTGCAGCGGCGATGCGGTTGGTTTGATGTTGCCAAAGCCTACAGCGGCGGTTCGTTCGCCAGCGTTGAGGAATATATTCAGGCGGAGGCAATCCGGGCTCTTCGAGAGACCGGCTATCCCATTGCCGACGATCCGCGCGGCTTGGACCTAGTGAAACCTATGCCGGTTTTGCCGCACTTAGACGCGCCACCACAACCGGGCGACCTTATCCGCTGTTTGTCACCATGGAACGGTTGCGAGGTGGTCGGCCTTCAGGGTGTGATCGGCTGCGATCGTCGGGGCTTCACGATCGCTAATCGAGAGGGCCGATGGAGCGTTGGAACCTCGCCGGATCGGGTGAACTGCGTGAGCATGGGAAACGGCGGCCCGGCGTCGATCGGCTATCTTGACGCGCGCAAGCTGCGCAGCACTGGCGAAACGGACAGGCTTTTCGCTTGGGAATTTGCCTTAAATCCGTCCGCACATACCGGCGTTGATTTCTGGTTGCCGGTGCGGGTGTGGGAATGGAGCGGCGACGAGTCCGACTTCATCGATTGGCAAGAGGCCGAAGAGCCTTTCGAGCCCGTCGAAACGGTCGCCGACTGTGTCGACTGCCACGAGCGCTTAACGCTCGAGGAACGCGACGCCGGGGACCAGTGCGAATCGTGCGTCAACGCTAGGCTCGAGCCATGAAGCGCGCTCTTTGCATCGCCATGGCGGTCATTGTGTCGATCGGCGCGGGATCCGCGCCTGATTGGCTGCAGCCGATAGGCCAACTCGCCGCGCCTGCGCTCATCGTTGCCCTATGGCTGCTCGTCGATGCGGCCGGTCACCATAAGGCGGCCTGACATGAAAACCGCCTATCTAGCGACGATATTTGAGGTGCATGCGCGCGGCAAGCCGTGGAACGGTCCGTGCACCATTTTCGCCTTCATCTCCGGAGAGAAGCGCGTCGCGTCCTACCTTGCCGGTAAGATCATTCAGGATCTCGCCGGCCATTACGGCATGACATGCAACTTCCAAGTTTCGCCGATTCCCTTCGTCGATGTCGGCTCCAGCAACGCCAAAGATGAGCGCGCGCTAATCAAGGCTGCCCGAAAGGAGGTGGCCTGGATCGTATAAAGCCGAAACGCGCGGACCCTCTTCCATGGATAGCACCGGCCGCGCGTCTGTCGATTGTTGGGCTAATCGGCACTGAGGAGGCAGCCCGCGAAAGGAACGGACAATGAAGCACGAGACCATAGACGCGCCAGCCGATGCGGCGGTGATGGAATTCACGATTGACCGCGACGCGCTTAACGATGCGCTCGCATTGCTCGCCCGCGTCGTCGAGAAGCGCAACACAATCCCTATCTTGGGCACCTTGCTGCTCCAGCCGAGCCCGGACGGATCCGCGCTCCTGGTGACGGCAACCGACTTGGACTTGCAACTGACTGTCGAGCTTCCGTGCAATTGGCAGGCGGCTGACTCGGTTTGCCTGGATGCGTCGACGCTGATCGGCGCGACGAAGAAAGCCGCGCGCGGATCCCAACTCACATTCAAGGCCGAAGACGGCAAAATGACGCTCTGTCATGGGAGCAACCGCAACCGCCTGGCGATCGATCATTCGGACAATTTCCCGCTAGTGAAGGACGTGCCAAGCGGTGAAATATCCGGCGAGTTCGCTTTGCCCGCCGCCCAGCTCGCCAGCGACCTTGCGCACGTCGCATGGGCGCAAAGCAACGAAGAGACCCGCTATTATCTCAAAGGCACTGCGCTGCAGTTCGCTGAAGGGTCAATGTTCCTCGCCGCAACGGACGGCCACAACCTCGCTTATGTGAAGCGTGAAGCGCCAGAGATCGAGGGAGAGCCTTGTGACATGATCATCCCGCGCAAGGCGACGGCGCTCATTGGGCGCATGCTCAAGGGCCGAGACGAAGCGGTTGCCCTGGAGGTGAGCGAGCGCCGCATGATGCTGCGCGCCGAGTGTCTCACACTGATAGCCAAGCCAATCGACGGCACCTTTCCGGATTGGCGCAAGGTGCTTCCGGCCGATGATTGCGAAATGCAACTGATTGGCCTGCCCGAAATGGAGCCGCGGATTCCACTCTCCGCCGTGGAAATGTGCAGGAAGGCGCTGGGCTCATCCCCCGTCATGGAGATGACGGACGATCGGCTGCGCCTCACGATCCCGGCCGCGCCCGAATTCTGCGCGATCGCGATGCTGGCGCGCGACGGCAAGTTGCCCGCTGGCTATGCCTATGAGAG